TGGCTTCCTCTGTGGAGTGGTGAAGTTATTAATGCATATGATCAGTACAATATTTTCGAGAACCTCATTTCATCTAAGTCTTTATCTGGTGGATTCTCATACGAATTCCCAGTCACAGGACTTGTGTCTTTGAATGCATCATGGGATGCAGGAGAAGAGTTGGTTGGTGGTGACTCCAGTTCGACAACTTTCAAGGTCAACCTTGACAAGCGTCCAATGGCAGCTCACTTTGAAACAGACAATGTCGATCTCTTGATCACTCAATGGGATTATCGTTCAGAACTTGCTCGTCAAGCTGGACTTACATTATCAAGTACCCGTGACAAGCAGATTGTTTCTGCTCTTATAGCAGCTTCGGTTGCAGCTCCTTTAGATTCGGATCCCCGTGGCTTGGGTGTCAGTAACTTCCCAGCTCCAGCTATCGTTAATACTGTTAACACTGGTGCTATTGGTTTTGCGGTATCAAATTGCACTGATGCAGTTGCTCTCACAATTCTGCAAAAGATTGAAAACTATCTTGTGCTTATGCAAGAGAATGATTACCCAGTGCAAAACGTGATGTGTGCAGTACCACCAAAGGTATTCCAAGTCATCCGTGCTCTTGGTATTCCACGATCTGGTAATACAACATTTGCTAACCAACCAATGTTTGGTGCAAGTGATGCTTATGGTGGTGCAGGTATGAATATTCAAGCTGGTATGAATGCCTTGTCTGATTCATTGGATTACATGGGTGTAAAGATCGTCAAGACGAATCACATCCCACGTACCACTGTTGCAGCAGGACAAGCCAAATACAACTTGACTTGTGGAACTGTTGACATCTTCGGCATCATCTTCCAAAAGGAAGCTGTGGCTGGTTTGTCTTTGATGGGTATGAAGGTTGATTCCATTCAGGACATTCGCCGTAACACTCAGTTCACAGTTGCAAGCATGCTCAAGGGAACGGGAATTCTTCGTCCTGAGTTGTGTCAGATTTTGATTGGTCTTACTGCTGTACAGGTGTCTAGTGTTGCAGTAGCTGATACTGAAGGTGAGGTTAATACCCGTGCTTTACTTGCAGCACTCCTTGGTGCTGGTACATTCATTGGTGAATATGCAGTTACGTCTGCTTAATAGTGATTCATTTCCTTAAATGGAATACATTTTAAATACGCCCCCAGATCTCTAACGGGATCTGGGGGTTTTTGATTCATTACACAGGAGATACAAATGGGATTTATAACAAGACTACAAGCTGTAAATCAAATGTTATTAACATCAGGAGAAAACCTTGTATCTGACCTAGAAGATGCAAGCGGTATTGACACAGGCATTGCTCAGAATATTCTTGAGCAATGCTCATTGGACTTTCAGATGCGTGGTATGGCAAACAATAAATGTATCCGTAAGATGTTAATTAACAGTAGTGGTTATTTATTGCTGCCTAGTGGTGATGGAGATGAAGAGGGTGTCATAGCCACAGAATTAATTAGCTACCATCAAAACTCAGATGGTGATCAAATTAAAATTAGAATGTTAAGTGCATCCCCCAGTAGACTGTGGAATATTACAGATGATACTGATGTATTTGTAGAAGCTGATTACTATGTTGAGTTTATTATGAAGTTACTGTGGGAGAATCTTGATACATCTGTTCAACGAGCTATTCTTAGCTCTGCTATGCGTACCTATCAGATTCTGACTCAAGGTGATGGTGAGGCTGATGCCTACTTGAACCAACAAGAACAGATTTTTAATGCGAAAGGTCGAGCTGCAGATGTTAATGATAAGAAACGTAACATCTTCATGACTGGTGACCTTAGCTTGCGTTCAGCTGTTAATCGAAACCCATACTTAAATGACCCAAGTCGATTTAGATTCTGGCGAACAATAGGATAAATAATATGGCTAATATACGAAGACGACAACCTAAAGGTGCTAATATCTCAACTAAGATATCTATACCTAACATTTTATCTGTCAGTAGATTAGCTCCTGTTAAACGTCAACCTTATGAAGCTGAAGAATTAGATAATGTTCTTATCTCTCTTGAACGTAACGTAGAGAAAAGAGCTGGGTTTACTATTATTCCTCAAGATACAATTGGAACAGCTACATATACAAATGGGTGGGACTTTAGTTCTAACAATACCAAGCCAGAACTTTTTCAGCTTACTAGTTTAGATAAAGATGACCTATGGTATTATTGGTACAACATCAATGAAGATACACGATTCATGGTTGTTATTAACTTTGCTGCCTCAGGTAAAGATGATCAGCTCTTTTACATGTATCAGTTATTAACCACTGGTCAATGGAAGAACGTATCTTCCAGTACTCAATGGGATCCTACAGATTCAACTATTGCTAACTCATCTGTAGGTAATGCAAACAACAGTACTGTTGTTCAGGCTTATGCTACGGCTCAGAGTATTAGCTATGCTACTGCTCTAACTCACGGGACTCTCAAGCGGGACTCTAGGAACTACATTACATACAACCCTAACAGTAAGACCCCACGTGAGTCCCTGAAGGCGGTTACCTTAGGCTCTAATGTAATCATTCTGAACACTAATGTTTATGCGGGGTTTTCTTCTGATATAGATGGTCTACAGTTTGATCTTGGTGGTGTGGCTACAGGTACTGCGGATGTCGCAGGTCGTAAACTCACCTACTACTCAGCTGCCAAAGTCAGCAAAGTCTATGACGTAGGGGCTGATAACGCAGCTGGAGGTGGAGATGATATTTTTTTAGGATACATTCCTGATTCTGCTGCTGGCAAGTATATTGATGTATCAGATTATACGTATTATAAGTCTGGCTTACAATACCTTGGTCAAAAGGTTAATGATATCAGTTCAATTAAACTACCACCTCAGTCAGATGATTGGTATTCTACTAATACAAACGTAACACTGTCAGATACAAAAGCAAGTGCTATGTTAGCTTTGTTATATGATTCTACCCATCCATTCAGTACTGTTGTGGCTGGTAGGGGCAAAATTTATCAAACTCTATATCCTTTTTTAAACCTATCCTCAGGATACTATAGAGTTATTTCTTTTTCTGATTCTGAAATATATGGTTTTTCAACTACATCAATCCCTGTAACTTCTTTAGTTGTAGGGCAATCTTATAAAATTCTTTCAGTAGGAACTACTACTACGTGGGCATCAGTAGGTCTATCTGGTACTGCGGCTACAAACAGTACGTTTACCGCAACTGCTATTGGTACTGGTAATGGTACTGTTACAGCTGCGTATGCTGGAGTTGGTTATCCATATCTTCAAAAGATCAGAACACCTGATGAACACTCGTACATTGATCCCCGCAGGATGCCTCAGCGCATGGTTGTAACCATTGTTGGTACAACTCCTACTGTTGCCGTAGAGTCTATGAAGTGGAAACCACGTGAGTCTGGTACTAAGGATACAAATACTGGACCTAGCATCTTTAAAACTATCAGTGGTAAAGCTTTAAAGCATGTTAAAATTAAATCACTGAGTGTGTTTAAAGATAGATTATGGTTTGCAGCAGAAGATATAATATTTTCCTCTCAGTTAGGAGAGTATGAAAGTTTATTTATTGATGATCCTACAAACATTGTTGATACAGATCCTATTGATATCCGAGCGTCTTCTAATACCTATGCTGAAATTGTCAGTATGACTCCCTTTGAAGATTATTTATTTGTGGATACTAAAGCAAACATTCAATTTCAACTTACAGCTGGTAGTGATATATCTCTCCTATCCCCAACCAATGTTATTGTTTCTCCAGCTACTTACTACTCAACAACTCCTATCCTTGAGCCACAAACTATGGGCTCTCAGCTTTACTTCTTTGATGCAGGTCGTTTGTACTTGTATCTTGGTAAAGATAAACTAGGACTAGCAAAAGCAGTTGATGTTTCTGCTAGTATTCCAGGTTATTTACCTAAAAATTATAAGGTTGCCTGTACAGCTCCAACACAGGACAGTATTGTTTGTGTTGATGCTGATAATCTGAATCATATTTACGTCTTTACTGTACGTTTTTCAGGTGAGCGAGTTGTTCAAAGT